TAATGATGAGGAAACTCTACATCAATTCATTGATGGGTTTAGGAATGACTTCATGAAACTTCCATTTGAGGATGTTGCATTTCCACGTGGTATGAATGGGATGGAAAAGTATCATGATCGTAATACTATCTATTCTAAAGGCACTCCAATTCATGTAAAGGGTGCTCTACTTTATAATAACTTGATTAAAAAACGTGAGCTTGATAAGAAATATCAACTCATTGGTGATGGTGACAAAATAAAGTTTGCCTATCTGAAATTACCAAATCCACTTATGGAGCACGTTATTTCTGTTCCTGATGAACTACCTGAGGAACTTGATTTCACAAAATATATTGATTATGATTCTCAGTTTAACAAGTCTTTTCTAGAACCAATCAAGGGCATTGTAGAAATTATTGGTTGGGATGTAGAAAAGCGTAGCACATTGGAGTCGTTCTTTGGCTAAGTACGATTATGGCGGCGGATGCCCATGTGGATTATATCGTGAATGTGAACCAAATTGTGAATATAAGGAAATAAAAATGTCGTGGGATAATGTAGGACCGAATCATTGTAATATGGATGTACACCAATTGTTCGAGAAACTCGTGTACAAAAGGAAATAAAAATGCAAGAGCATGACTTTGGATTCTCATTTGCAGATTCTACTGAACTTACAGCTGAAATTGATACCGCAACCGAAAAGCTTGAAAAGCTTAGGGCTATGATTTTACCATTCTTAAAAAATTTAAAGCAAAATCCTGAAAAGGATATTATTAAATGGAATGGTAAAGATAGAATCAAGAAAATTGATGAGTTTATTGGAAAGATCAATGTTTTGGTTGACAGTTGACATTGACTAATATATAATTCATTATTGCAGATATATTGGAGAAATTATGAACGATTTACGTTCTCGTCTTATTAAAAATAGCACAGTTGATTTTACTTCCACACTTACGGATTCAAAGATCTTTAATAAAAAGGATATGATCCACACACCAGTTCCTGGCATTAATATTGCTCTGAGTGGTAATTTGGATGGTGGACTTACACCAGGTCTATTGGTTCTAGCGGCACCATCAAAACATTTTAAAACCGCATTCAGTCTTCTTATGGCTTCTTCATTTATTAAGAAATACCCTGACGGTATAATTCTATTTTATGATTCAGAATTTGGCACACCAGAATCTTATTTTACTTCATTTGGTGTTCCACTAGAATCCGTTGTCCACACACCAATTACGGATATTGAACAATTAAAGTTTGATATCATGCAACAATTGAGTGAACTTAAGCGTGAAGATAAAGTTATGATTGTGGTCGATTCCGTGGGTAATCTTGCTTCAAAGAAAGAAGTAGAGGATGCTCTAAAAGGAAGTTCTGCTGCTGATATGACTCGGGCTAAACAACTCAAGTCACTATTCAGAATGGTAACACCTCATCTAACGCTTAAAGACATTCCTATGGTTGTTGTAAATCATATCTATATGACACAGGAACTATATTCTAAGGCAGTTGTCAGTGGTGGTTGTCTGCAAGCAGGAACAAAGATTGTAATGTACGATGATTCTTTAAAGAACATTGAAGATATCAAAATCAATGATTTTGTAAAGACTTTAGAAGGACCGAAGGAGGTAACACACGTATGGAATCCTGATACTCTCATTGAAGGAATGCCAGAAACAATGGAGATTACCTTTGAAGATGGCTATAAGGTAGTTTGTTCAGAACAACATCCATTCCTCACCAACAAAGGATGGGTTCCTGCTAATAAACTAGATAAAAATATGGAAATAGTTGCATTAGCTGAATAAAAAAGTCCAATGCCAAACTTCCCTTTTGTATAAATACAACTATACAACAATATACAAAAGGGAATACAAAAATGCATTGTGTTTATCTTATAGAGTTTGTAGACCGTAAAAAGTCCAATATTATGCCATATTATTATATTGGTTCAAAATCCAACTGTACATTTAATGGTAAAAATATTATTGACAAAAATGGTAAAGAATATTATGGTTCTTCTAGTGTAGATGATTTTGAAGAATGTGTCAAATCTGAAAATATAAAAATCTATATTTTATCTGAGTTTGAAGATTATAATGAATGTCTAAATCACGAAAAAGAACTACATATACATCATGATGTAGTAGCAGATCCTAGATATTGGAATAAAGGTATTGCCACCATTTCTAGTTATCATGATCCTGAATATATCACATTGAAACATATACTAACAAATAAAGTTGTTCGTTTACATAGATTACATCCTATGATATTATTAGGTGAATATGTTGGTGTCAGCAAAGGTGGTAAAATTTATAATAATGGAGAAAGACGAGCTCTATTTTTTGAAGGTGATGATACTACTGGATGGGTGCTTGGAGTACCAGATAAACAAAAACAATGCGGTGAAAAAAATCCATTTTATGGCAAAAAACATAAAAATGAATCTAAAATAAAATTATTAGAAACCCGTGAAAAAACTTATGCTGATAATCCAGAAAAATATGAGGAAATAAAAAGAAACACCGGTCTTAGGGCATCTAAGTTATTTAAAGGTGTTCCAAAATCTAAAGAATCCAATCTAAAAAGAGCCAGAAAAGGATTGGTTATGTTAAAAAATATTTCAACTGGTCAATCAGTGAGAATATCAAAAGAAGAAGCCATGGCTTATGATAAAACTATCTGGGTAAATCCCTTAACATATAAAGCAATGATTAAACGAAATACCACAAGTTGAGCACGATTTATATATTAAATGCTATAACAAAGCTTATTATCTTTTAAATAGCTGAAAAGTTAGCGCATATTTTATATGAAGATGAAATAAAGAAATCAGAAAAGGCATCTAAAAATGAAAATAAGTGAGATTAAAAAAAATGGTAAACTTCCAGTCTATGATATTTCCGTAAAAGATGTTGAACATTATGTACTAGAAAACGGTGTTGTTACACATAATACTGGTGTATATTATTCTGCCGATAACATTTGGATCATCGGTCGTCAACAAGATAAGGATGATAAAGAACTTAAAGGTTATCACTTTATTATCAATGTTGAAAAATCTAGATATGTAAAAGAAAAATCTAAGATTCCCATTACAGTAAATTTTGATTCTGGTATCAATAAGTGGTCGGGATTCCTTGACTTAGCTCTGGAAGCAGGTTATATTACAAAACCAAAGCAAGGTTGGTATGCAACTTTGAATAAAGAAACTGGTGAACTAGGTCCAAATAAGCGTGCAGCAGATATTATTGATAACAATGATTTCTGGAAAACTCTTCTAGAAAATACAGACTTCTCAACTTGGATTAAAAACAAGTATAGTTTATCATCAACTGATATGATTGAAGAAGAAAATGAATAATAAAAATTGGCTGAATACATTCTATAGTACCGATGGTAGAAAACATGCTGTAATTAATTCTATATCAAATTCAATTTATGTAGAATTTTATCAAGATGAAGTGATAGTGGGTGGTGTGGAAATCAAAGAGCATAACACCCACTATGCACAATCTATTGCCGAAAATTTCTGTAATGGTATACTTAAACTAAAGCCATGGAGCTCCAATGAGTCTATCAAATCTGATCTTTGCGAATCTAATAAACAGTGAAGAATATGGTCGCAAAGTTCTTCCTTATATAAAAGAAGAATATTTTGAAACTTACTCAGACAAAGTATTATTCAATGTTATCAATGCATATGTTGAAAAATATAATAAATTTCCAAATGAACAAGCTATTAAATTTGATCTTGATTCAATGCAACTTGATGATCGAATTTTTAAAGAATGCAAGGAAAAACTTGGTGAGCTTGAATATGATGCTACTAAGGATTTAGAGTGGGTAATTGACAAGACAGAAAAATTCTGTCAAGAGAGAGCAGTATATAATGCGATCATGTCTAGTATTCAAATCCTAGACAATAAGGATCCAAAGAATAATCGTGGTTCAATCCCAAAGATTCTGCAGGATGCTCTAGGTGTAAGCTTTGATACTCACATTGGACATGATTTCTTTGATGATTCCGATCCTCGCTTTGAGTACTACCGTCGAATTGAAGATCGAGTTCCGTTTAGACTTGAATACTTAAATCGTATCACAAAGAACGGTCTTCCAAAAAAGACACTGAACGTAATTCTTGCTGGTCCACACGTTGGTAAGTCATTGTTCATGTGTTCTACTGCCGCTGGAAATTTACTCGACGGTAAGAATGTTCTATACATCACAATGGAAATGGCAGAGGAAGAAATTGCTCGGCGTATTGATGCTAATATCCTTGACATTCCTATTGAAGAACTTGATACAATCTCTAAGGAAATCTTTGATAAAAAGATGATCCGAGTTAAAGGAAAGACTTGCGGTAAACTTATTATCAAAGAATATCCTACTTCTACAGCAGGTTCTGCTAATTTCCGCCATCTTTTGATGGAACTTAGGATCAAGAAGAACTTCATACCGGATATTGTTTATATTGACTATCTAAACATCTGTGCAAGCTCTAGAATTAAGATGGGGTCCAATGTAAATAGTTATACCTATATCAAAGCAATTGCTGAAGAACTTCGAGGTCTTGCGGTAGAATTTTGCATCCCAATTGTTTCAGCCACACAGACTACCAGGTCTGGTTTCGGAAATAGTGATGTTGATATTACAGATACCTCTGAGTCCTTTGCTCTACCAGCAACAGTTGACTTCATGCTTGCTCTAGTTACTTCTGAGGAATTAGAAAGTATGGGTCAAATCATGGTTAAACAATTGAAAAATCGTTATACTGACCTGGGAAAGTGCAAAAGGTTTGTAATTGGTGTTGACAGAACCAAAATGAAGTTGTATGATGTGGAGGAATTCGCTCAAGACTTAATGGATGACACGCCGATAATGGACAAGGGTGCATTTGGAGAACGAGAAAAAGCTACTAACCGTAAAAAGTCTAAGTTTGAACTACAACAATTTGAGGATTTTAAGTGATAAAAATGTATACTGTTAAGCAGATTAATGATCTATACTATGTTTTTGAAACAGCTAGTGAAAACTACATTCGTCAGTTCAAGGTTAAGAATGAAGCATGGAAGTACTGTAAGCTCATGAACCGTGGTCAGCATGGTTTCCAGGGATGGACACCAGCTTTTGTTGCTGGAATTAACGCCCCATAAATACATAAAAATAGAATATTGACTTTAGTAGAGCGGGAGGAAACTCCCGCTCTTTTTTTATAAATAATTCTTAAATGGGAGAATTTATATGGCTGCACAACAGGGGTTTCAATATGAAATAAATGCTGTTAATTTACTAAAACCTATGGGATTTGTGCCTCAAAATTTTCAACCAGCTGGTGCTGGTTCAGATCAACCAGATTTAATGTTAAAATATAAAAATAA